CCGCACCCAGGGCCATCTCTCCTCTCAGTCCTGCTCGATCAGCCGCAGCCGCCGCTGGCTCCGCACGACGGGCACGTGTAGCACGCGCCCGTCCGCCGCATGATCGTCCCGCACACCGAACAGGGGGGTGCGTCGCTGGTCGGGCGTGCGACGACCACCGGCTCGGACACTTCGGCCTCCTCCCCCTGGACGTGCTGGAGGTCCGTGCGGTTGAGGTAGTGCACCGCCAGGACGCGCATCACGAGGTCGACGATCGAGGTCGATCGGCGGATCGTGTCGTGCTTCTGGACCACACCCGACGGCTCGAAGCGCGTGAAGGTGAACGCCTCGACGAAGGTCGCCAGCGGTACGCCGTATTGCAGTCCGAGGCTCAGCGCCTTGGCCCACATGCCGACGAGACCGCCCAGGGTCGAGCCCTGCTTGGCGAGGTCCACGAAGACCTCCCCCAGGGCGCCATCCGCGAACTCACCCGACCGGATGTAGATCTTGTGCCCGTCGAGGTTGACGGCCCAGGTGAGCCCGCGACGGACCGTGGGGAGTTTGTGACGTTGACCCTCGCGGGCGGGGGTTTCGACACTGAACTCCTCGAACACGAGAGGCGACTTGCTGGCCTGCTTCGAATCCTCTGCCTTCGCCTTCGTCGTCACCGGCTGGCTGTTCTTGCACCCATCGCGATAGACCGCGAGCGCCTTGATCCCCATCTCCCACGCTTGTTCGTAGAAGTCCGCGATCTGTTCTGGCGTCGTGTCGTTGGGGAGGTTGACGGTCTTCGAGATGGCGCCGCTGAGGAACGGCTGCACCGCCGCCATCATGGCGATGTGGCCGTGTGCCGAGATCACACGACCTCCCGGCGTGGGTGCGAGCGCGGTGTCGAACACCGGGAGGTGCTTGGGGTCGAGCCCCGGCGCCCCTTCCATCGAGCCAGTCGCTTCGAGGTGGCGGAGCATGTTGGTCACATCGGCCTCTGAGTACTTCAGCGCCTCCAGCGCCATGCGCGTCAACGGCGACGCGATCTTCACATCCCCTCCGCCCGCGAGTTGCTTGTACTGGATGTGACTCAGCAGCGGCTCGATGCCGGTGGTGGTGCAGCCCATCAGGAAGCTGATGGTGCCGGTGGGCGCAAGGAGCGTGAGCTGCGCGTTGCGAAGGCCGTGGGCCGCGATGAGAGGAGCGGCCGACTCCCACGCCAGATGTCCGCCCGAGGTCAGGCTGTCCGTGTGCTGCATGAACACACGCCACACGCCCTCCTTGTCCGCTTCGTAGCCCGCGAACGGACCCATCCGCTGCGCCAGCTGGGCGCTGGTCAGGAACGCCGCGCCCATCATCGACGCCGTGATGTTCTGCGCGAAGGCCCGCCCGTCCTTGCTGTCGTAGGCGTAGCCCCGCACCGCCAGGAGCGCGCCCAGGTTGGCATACCCCAGGCCCAGCTGCCGGTACTTGTTCGCCCCCTCCGCGATGGCCTTCGTCGGGTAGCTGGAGAACGTCACCAGGATGTCCTGGGCGATGATGAACAGGCGGGCCGCAGCCTGGAAGGCGTCGTGATCGAAGTGCGTCCCGTTCAAGAACTTCAGGAGGTTCAGGCTCGCGAGGTTGCAGGCGGAGTTGTCCAGGTGCGCGTACTCCGAACAGGGGTTGGTCGCGTTGATGCGCCCGCCGTTCGGGGTGGGGTTCCACTCGTTGAACGTGTCATCGAAGTGGATGCCAGGGTCGGCGCAGTACCACGCGGCGTACGCGAGCTTGTTCCACAGGTAGCGCGCCTTGACGGTCTTGACGATCCGACCATCGACCCGCGAGATCAGGTGGTGATCGCCGTCCGCCTTGACGGCCCGCATGAACGCGTCCGTCACACGCACGGAGTTGTTGGCGTTCTGACCGCTGACGGTCTTGTACGCCTCCCCTTCCATGCCCCCGCTCCAGCCAGCCGCGATGAGATCGCGGGCCTTCTTCTCCTCCTTCACCTTCCAGTCGATGAACTCCTCGATCTCGGGGTGGTCGATGTTCACCACCACCATCTTCGCCGCGCGACGGCTGGTGCCTCCGGAAGCCACGGAGCCCGCAGCCACGTCGAACACGGGCAGGAACGACATCAGCCCCGAGGCGCGACCGCCCGGCGACAGCTTGGCGTCCTTCTCGCGCAGCTTGGAGAAGTTCGCCCCCGAGCCGGAGCCGAACTTGAAGAGCCTCATCTCGGACTTGACGAAGTCGGCGATGCCACCCGGCTCGACGAGGGAGTCGTCGATGGTGTGGATGAAGCAGGCAGAGCACTGCGGGCGGGTGTACGCCTTGTCGATCAGCTCCACCTCCCCGGTCTCCGGGTTGAGCGCCCAGTTCCCCGGCCCGCCCGGGATCTGGTACTTGTGCCAGCGACGCACGTTGAACCAGACGGGGGAGTTGAAGGCCCCGTACTGGTGGATGAGCAGGTAGGCGAGGTCGTTCTCGAAGGCGATCTGCTCGGCCTCGTGCTTGAAGTAGTTGAGGCTGTACCCCGCTTGCCCGATGGTCTGAACCACCCCCTGAATCATCTCGAAGACGCTGTCTTCTTGCACGCTGTCCGTACGCACGAAGTACTTCTGCGCGGCGAAGTTGACGGCGCTGTCGTCCCAGAAGTCGGGGGCCTCGACGTTCTCCTGACGGAAGACGACCGTGCCGTCCATCTTGGCGACGCGGGCTTCCCTCCGCGTCCGCTGAATGCCTCCGAACGGCGACTCGCCTCGCTTGCAGAAGCGGCTCTCGTAGGTCCAGTCGTCCGGCTTCTGTGTCTTGCTGTTTTGTTCTGTCATGCGCCCTTTAGATGCTGGGTGTGAGGCGCACACGCGGCTTCCTCTTCGGAGGCGGCGTGCGCAGTTGCTTGAGCACTTCAGCTGCGTGCCGGGTGCTCACGGGACAGTTTGAGGTGAAGCAATAAGCAAGGTGAGCAAGGATCGACGCGTCAGCGGCGTCGTCATCCTCATCATCAATCGGAGCGAGGAGCTTCCGTACGGCGTATTGGATCATGTCCGACTTGTCCGCCGCGCCGTTCCCGGTGGCGTACTTCTTCAAAGAGGACGGTGGGATGATCAGAGGCTCTATCGAATACCGCTCGTGGAGGAGCTGGCGCAGTACGCCTGACGCCTCGCCCATGTCGTACTCTCGATGGTTGCTGTCGAGGCTAGGACCCTCCAGCGCGGCGGAGTCGGCGTGGGGGTAGTCGTGGAGAACCTCAAGAGCCGCTGCTCGGATCTTGCTAAGCCGCGCAGCCCCACGTACGGTGGATCCTATGCTTAGAGTCACAGCACGTAGGATCGCCCCGTCCACCGCGACAGACACGGCAGGCGCTCGCAACCCCGGATCGACCCCAACCGACACATGAGCCACGACGTAACACTCCGGATCAGGCAACAAGGGTACGTCCGCACAACCGGCTATCAGGCTGTGCAGTGGGCGGTCACGGTGCCGGTCGTTGATCCCAGCGGGACTCCGGCCATCGCCACCGACCCGGGCAGCTACGCCCCGCTCTACGTGATCGACACCGCTGGGGAGCGGGAGACATTACGGCGTATCGCCACGCTTCAGGACTACCAAGCGCTGCCGCGCTCGGAGCTGAAGTACTTTGACGTGCGCACACTGGGGGCGGAGGGGCGCTCATGGTTCACCGACATGCAGTTGGGGGACACGCTGCGCATCTTGAGTCAGCCGCCCCACTGGGTACAGGAGCAGGCTCCGTACACCGACTGGGACTTCGTGATCGATGACGTATCGTATCGCACCACGGGCGGGTCTCCAAGCGTTCAAGTGGGAAAGACCCTCACGCTCGCAGGATATACGTTCACCCCTGAGGACATTGGACGGTGGGTTGAGCTCGTGGGATTCGCGACAACGCAGTACAACGGGTTGACGCAGATCCTCAGCTACACCGGCAACGTCGCCACCGTGGACAAGAACTTCACCACCAACGAGACCGGCTCCACGTGGCGGTTCCCTTGGGTGCGGGTGCAGGAGGTGTTCTCTGGACAGGAGCCCCGCTACTTTCCGACGCGGATGAAGAATCTCTCGTGGGCCAGGATCCGCGCTGGTCTCACCATCTGTTCGGGGGTCGGCGGCGGCGTCACGTGCCGCGAGCTTCCCGGCGCACTGGTGCGCTCCGTGCGGTACACCGAGCTTGCGGCAACGCTTGAAGAAGGGCTCGCGCTGCTCGACTACTCCTATGCAGAAGTGCAGCGCCTTCAGCGCCAAGCTGTCGCCAGTGCTGACAGCTTCCTGCCTCTGACGACACGGACGGTGGGACCATGACGACACCCTGGGTTGAGATCCGAGAAGTGCGAGACCGGGACGGTGATCTCTACAGAGTCACGTTCACGATCGCGCAGGCGCGTGAGATCCCCGCCTGTCTGTTTGTCCTGGAGCGAGACACCGATGCCTTCAATCACGTGGCGGCGGTTCGCGACCTGGAGGTCCTACCGCGCACGAGTGAAGAGGCGTTCGCAACGCACCATCCGCGATACTTGAGCGCGAGCACGGCCAAGACGTTCGACCGCCCTAGCGCGATGGCGGCGTTCATCGATCACGTCAAGCTGCGCATCACGGATCTGATTCGGGAGTGGCCCGGAGAGTCCACCCTGGAGATCCCGGGCCAGTCCCTGTACACTCTTCCGTCGGAGCCTACGTGACCACCCCCATCGCAACGCAGACGCGACGCATCGCCACCCAGGCGGACGGCAGTACGGCGTATGAGGTCACCACCCGGGTGACTGAGAAGTACGACCTCCCCACGGCGAGCCTCTTCGTGGTCACGATCAACGACCCCCTGAACCCCAAGGCTGACGCCTTGGCGCGCGTGGCGAGCCCGATCGACCTCCGACGCCTCTCGGGCCTGCTTTACGTGAAGGTGGACGCGGCCTCGATCAGCTACATCAGCGGGGATCCTTTCGCGCGCGTGGCCAACATCGAGGATCTCACGGCGTACCAGAGCGACAGGGCCGAAGCGGTGCGACGAGGGCAGTCGGTGTACCTCACGGACACCTTCAGCGCGCTCTACTCGGACCCCACCACCGCCGACGCGGCGTACCGCCAGATCATCTCGCGGCTCTCGGAGCTCGTGACGAACTGGCGCACCTACACGAGCACATTCGAGACGCGGCCGACCCAGAGCTACCCGCTCCCCTCGACGCCGCTCTCCGTCGAGGATCTGCGGCGAGAGGCGTACAGCAACGCCGTCACGTTGCGCACCAGGGCCGAAGAAGTGCACGCAGCTGCGCAAGCGGCCTACGAACGTTGCACCACCGACTGCGCGTTGGATCGGACGATCCACGCCATGCTCCTGCGCGACGTGACCTTCTTGGAGCGTGCGCGTGCGCGCGTGGTTGCGATCATAGAGACCGACTCGACGAACGCCAAGGAGTTCGTCCTGAAGACGGGCTCGTACATCTCCGATGTCGAGAGCTATGAGAACCTGCTCGTCCAGAAGCGTGCGGACCTGAACACGTATGCCGCCCGCGTACAGGCATGCCAAGATAACTGCGCGCAGCTGCAAGTGTCCCGCGACAGCGCCCAGTCTGATGTTCGACGCGCCCTTGCCGATGAGCAGCGTGCGCTCGCCGATGTTCGAGCTGTCTGTCCCACCTTCGTCCCCTGAGGAACTCACATGATCGACTTCTACAACGACGCCGCACACGCCTACCTCCGCAGCCTCCTGGACAAGTACCCCGGGACGCATGGGCTCCTCAAGAACGCGGAGTTCGAGGACACCCGCGAGGAGATCTCCCACAACGCCTTCGCGGACCTGTCGGCCCAGCGCTTCCCGACGCACACCCCGGAGCATGCGGTGCTGTCGTTCCTCTACGCGAACGATCAGCAGGCGCCTTCGGGCGTGATGCACAAGATCGCGGAAGCGCTCTACGCCTACGGCATCGACAGCAGCATCTTCGTCCCGCAGGAGACCACCAAGACCGCGTCCGCGTCGCGGAGCCTGTTTGATGACGGGAGCTACCCCGTGAACACGCCCGAGCAGGTCAAGATGGCGGAGGCCCGCCTCTTCGAGGAGGTGCACAAGATCGACCTGACCGCGCGGGCTCGCGTGTTCAACAAGCTGGCGCATGTGGCGGAGGACATCGGGGTGGAACTCTCTCCCCGAGCGCAGGCGTGGGGGATGTCTGCCTACTGCAACCCCGAGGAGCTCGCGCGGGCAGTGGAGGCGCGTGGCGCCCTCTGCAAGACGGCAGAGCTGAAGGACGCGTACTACGGCCTCGCTCAGAGCATCCACGAGGACCCCCACGCCGTGCGGGAATACGCCGTACGCGTCAAGGTCGCCGAGACCCTCGAAGCCATGGATCGACAGTCGGGCCTGGACGCCTACTACGAGCGCGCGATCCCCGACCCCCTGTGCAGCGTATTCAACCGTCCCGCGAAGCTCGGCGAGCAGCTGATGCACCTGGGGCCGAACACCTACGAGGCGAACCGCATCCTGGGGCTCCCCCTGAGCTTCTTCCGCGACACGCTGGGGCCGGAGATCGTGTCGGAGATCGCGCCCGGAGGGGTCCTCGACCCCGAGTCACTGATGGCGATCCTCCCCACGCTCCCTGCCGACATCCTCGTCCCCCTGGAGCAGGGCCTGCACAGCGCGGGCGTTCAGCCGACGGGTCTGTGATGGGTGCGCCCGAAGTCCTCCAGCACCCCCATGCCGCGTGCTCCTCGGCGTGGCGTGCAGTGCTCAAGCTGCTGGGGCCGACCGCCCTGGCGTATGAGCCGGACACGTTGCGGATCGAACTGGAGCGGCGCGGAATCGAGTGGACCCCCAGTCTGGCCGCGAAGGTCCTGGGGGCGCAGACCATCCAAGTCAGCCGGGAGTGGATCCACAACTACGACGTTCTCTTCGCCTTCGCTCTGGCGGCATCGGGCGTCCCTGCGGCCAGTGACGCGCTCCACCACCCCTCGCCCGTCGATCTGGCCTGGGCCGTCCTGGACATCGAGGAACTGACCGGCGCAAAGCTGACAGACGATGAGGGCTTCGATCCGGATCGGGTGGACCCGGCCATCGCGGTGGTTCTCCATGAGGACGGCTGGGTGTACACGCCCGACTCCCTCCGTTTCGCGCAGGACGCCCTGGACTTGCTCAACCATGATCCAGGGCATACGCTCCGAGACGAGGTCGCCAAGAAGTGGGCTGCGGTGAAGGGTCTCGATGCTGAGACCGTGAAACGCGCCTACGGAGAGATTCCGGACAATGCCGTCAAGGTCCAGCTGGGGCACTTGTACGACTGCGCGACGGAGCTCAACGCACGCGGCATGTTGAGGGAACATCACCGACATGAGCTCGCCTGAGATCATTCGCCTCACGCGTTCACAGATCGTCGAGCGGACGATCATGTGGGAGAACAAACCCCTCTCCCTGAAGAACTATCCCATGTTCGTCGCCCCGTACGACGGGGTGTACAAGAAGACACTGCTGAAGTGTTCGCGACAGGTCGGAAAGTCCATCAAGCTGATGGCCGACCTCATCACGGACTCGATCGGCAATGACTTCTACAAGTCCCTCTTCTCGACACCGTCGGAGGAACAGACCAACAAGTTCTCCACGCTCCGTGTCGGCAAGGCGATCAAGTACTCGCCGCTGATCATGGATCGATTCATTGACCCCAGTCAGCCCAACCGCACGCTCACCCGAGCCTTCACCAACGGCTCCGAGATCGTCTTCACCTACGCCTGTGAAGATGGTGATCGCGTACGCGGTAATCACGCTGACCACGTCATGCTCGACGAGGTTCAGGACACGCAGCTGGAGGCTGTCTACCCTGAGATCCGCGAGGTTCTCTCGAACAGCGAGATCCGCCGCGAGTCGTTCTGTGGAACGCCCAAGACCATGGAGAATGGCATCGAGCTGTTGTGGTCGAAGTCGTCACAGACCGAGTGGGCGATGCCGTGCCAGGGGTGCGGCAAGTACTCGATCATCGTATCCGAGAAGCAGCTGGGCAAGTACGGCCCAATCTGTGGACACTGCGGCAAGCACCTGAATCCGCGCCTGGGCGTGTGGGTGGACACCAACACCAATGCGGAGGTCGAGTACAAGGGCTTCCACATCAACCGCCCGATCATGCTGCGCTGTGTTCAGGAAGCGTGGTCGGACGAGGAGCGCCGCGAGAAGGCCCGCAAGGAGTGGACGGAAGACGTTCTCGGCAAGCTCTACGGGAGCATGCCGTACCCACTGCCGAAGTTCCGCAACGAGGTGTTGGGCGTATCCGACTCGATGGGGCTGCGTCTCGTCACGGAAGAGATGCTCTGGGAGGCGGCGGTGGGGCCTCCGATGGCCGATGCTCCTACTCCCGCGTTGATGAAGGATGTGGTCAGGCGCTCCGCTGGTATCGACTGGTCAGGCGGAGGGAAGGACGGGAAGTCCTTCACCGTTCTGATCATCCTCGGCCGTCTGTCTACCGGGAAGATGCGCGTCCTGTTCTTCAAGATCTTCCCCGGCATCCATGCTGTCGAAGAGAACAAAGAGATCATCAGGATCATCAAGAACTACGATGTCGGGCAGGCGTGTCTTGTCGGTGGCGACGCAGGCGAAGGCAACATGAACATGGACATGTTGCGGACGGTCCTGACTCCGCAGCAGCGCGTCGTCAAGTTCCGATACGTCGGCCCCAACGCCAAGCACTACGTGCTGTGGGATACGCAGCGTGTCAGCTACCAGCTGAATCGAACCGTGGCCATTGACTCGCTGATGATGGCACTCGTGCGACGTGAGATTGAGTTCCCCCGGGAGCCCGCAGCACTTCTGAAGACGGCCTTTGCGCACATCCTGGCGGAGTACGAAGAGACCACTTCTCGTGATGCGGGCGCCCGGAAGCTGTGGCGTCACTCAAACATCGATCCGGATGACTTCTTGCACGCCCTGGTGTTCGCCAGGACGAGTCTTCAGATCGCGAGCGGAGAGCTCAACCTCGGGAGCAAGTCTCCCGACGACCCCGACGAGTGATCAGAAGAGGATCCCACCCGGCTCGCGCTCGCGGCGCTCACACCAGACAGTCACGGCCTGCTTGATCGCGTCCTGGTTGACCTTGAAGTCGGGCCAGATCTCCGGGAACTGGGCCTTGCCCTCGGCGAGGACCCAGAGCGTCCGCAGCACGTCAGCCTCCGCGCGGTGGGGCGGGAGCGGAGGTCCCTTGCAGACCTCCTCGTAGGTGACCGAGAGCTTGTAGCCCCGGCGTCCGGCCTTCTTCATGATGGCCCGCGAGAAGTCCATCACGTCCCAGCTGTAGCCCTGCCAGGGCGACCCCTTGATGTCGTCCCCGTCATACGGCGTACTGCCGTTGACCCGGGTGACCTTGTGGCGGGCGAGCTCCTCCCAGATGAACTTGGCGTCGAAGCGGGTGTTGTAGCCCACCATGGGTGCGAGGTGGAGGCGCTTGGCCACCTGCGACCAGAGCTCGACGGCTTCCGGGGTGTCGAGCTCCGGAGCGTCCTCCCAGTCGGCGTGCTTGGGGCGGTAGCCGTTGACCTCGTACGCCCGCGCTTCTCCGCGCGCGTAGTCTTCGAGAGAGGGCGTGAACCGCTCCGTGTGGATGAGGAAGTTCTCCCAGTTGTCGTCATCGACGCGCGCCGAAGCGACTTCGATGATGCGGTGGATCTTGGGGTCGAGCCCCGTGGTCTCAGTGTCCACTACGCTGATTGTGGTCATGGTCCGTGCTTTCTCGGGGATTACCCGATCGTCAGATCCTGACTCGTCTCTCGGGTCAGGTCGAACTCTTCGTGGTTGATGAGGTTGTACTCAATCTCTTCTTCGGTATAGCCGTCCAAGGAGGCTTCGGGCACAGGCGGCGGCAACTCGGCAATGTATTCCTTGGCCTTCTGATATTCACCGTAACTGGGGCCGAGCGCAACATCCCAGCGATAAGGGCTCTTGAGCCAAGGGAACTCCTTGGCGACACGCTTGGTGCCCAGCTCCAGGAACAGATCCGGGATCTGGTGCGCGTACTTCTTGGGAATCTGGAAGCCGATGGAGTCGTGCACCGTGAGGAGCACACGACCGCCCATGTCCCGCTCCAGAGCCTCAGCGATCCAACACAGCACACACAACACAATGTCCGAGTTGGTGCGCTGGATCTTGACGTTGATGCCCTGTCGCTCGAAGCGTGCGAGGAGTCCCTTCGGGATCTTCGTCACGTCCATCGGGCAACGACGGCGCCCCCCGTGGAACGTCTCTACCAGCCCGAACTGGCGTACTTCCCACTTGGTGTGATCCATGTAGGTAGGGATGCTCGGGAACTTCGAGAACAGAAGGTCTCGAATCTTCTGCGCAAGCTCCAAGGAGATCCCCGCGATCTCGGCGATCTTGGTAATGCCTGCGCCAAACAGAATCCCGAACACCAGTCGCTTGATGTTGTCCCGAAGGGCGTCAAGCCGTAGCGCATATCGCACAAGCGACGGCGTCTCCCACGTCTTGGGGTCGTCGAAGCTCCCCTTGCCGACGCCCTTCTTCTTGTACGCCTCGCGGGAGAAGAAGTCGTCGTAGGACCAGGGGTGGTCGTCGTCAATCCCAGCGCGCTCCAGGGCGAGTCGTCGGTCCTCTCCCTGAAGCCCCGCCCCGACAGACTGCGGGTTGAGTGCCTGACTGCCGAAGAAGCAGTGAGGGTCCAACCCGTCGATAAGGGCGTTGACCAGGGCCTCGCCACCCGGGAAGGCAGCGGCGTACGTGCCGAAGACGGTCACCTCGGCGCCCTTCGCGTCGGCGTTGCCGAAACACATCGAGGGGTCATCGGGGATGATCAGCTTCTTGCAGTTGACGCCGTCGAAGATCGGTACGCCATTGGCATCCAGAGCGAGACGTCCGCGCGTATCTCTCAGCGCGCCCAGGAGGCCCTTGGGAACGTTCTGCCAGTTGAATCCGATCTTCCTCACGCCGGAAGACGACGAGAGTCGGTCAGTTGCCGTGCCCGTGAGGTTGTAACCACCGTGTAGGTGGTTGTCCCCAAACATGGTGGCCAACTGGTAGGCGTTCCCGAAGACTGAGACGCGTGCCTTCTCCGCCTTCTTGCGCGAGAGGATAAGGTTGGACAGCGGACACTTGTAACGACTCACGAGCGCCTGGAGTACGGGGGCGCCTGTCTGAATCCGGTGGGTCGCGGTAAAGGCAAGGGGCCGGTAGGTGATACGCCCGTTCTGGTAAAGGACGGTGTCGGGATTGGCCTTGGCGATCTCCTCTGCATGCTCGGGGTTTGGGTGAATGTAGCCCACGCCCCCGAAGAAGAGGTGGTTGGCGATCTGCCGTGGTGTCAGATCAAACGTCTCGCCGCACATCTCGAAGATCTGTGCCCCGGACGCCCCCACCACCATCTCAAGTTTCTCGGCGCCCCACTTGAGGTAATCCAGGTCGATATTCACGCCCTGGTCTTCGATCTTCGCGAGCTCTACTTGTCGAGGCAGCTTGAACTCGCGGAGGATCTTGATCTGGGGCGACGGATCGGGGCACAGGCGCAGCACCCGGTACTTGGGAGTCCCACCCATCCGCTCTTCGATCGCGATGTCCTCTTCAACGCGGCGGCGAGCGATCTCCAGGGCATTGTCTTCCCGCTCCATGCGCTCTGCCTGAACCAGGGCGAGGCGACGGGTGACGTCACAATCCACACAGTTATAGAACAACAAGTCAGGCAGCGCGGCGCTCTGGTAGCCGCCCATCTGCTCGGCCTTCGTCTGAGCGGCTTTCAGCTCTGCCTTCTTGGCTTTCTGGTTGAACTCCCCTCCCGCGTGCGCCTTCAGGAGGATCTGAAGGTCTTGTCGATGCAGATCTTGAAGTGTGGGCTTGGTGAGCAGCTTCTCGATCGTGCTGGGGCGGAACTTGGCGCTGGTGATCAGCTTGGCAGCGATCGCCCGTTGGAGTGCTTCGAGGACCACGGGTGGTAGGTTGAGAACCTCCACACCCTTGATCTCCACAGGGCCTTCGACGATGGTGTTCAAGGCGCCGTCTTGCGACTCGATGGCTGCTTGCAACTGATCTTCGTAACCGGACAGCGCCGGGAAGAAGCGCTTCACCAGAGGCTTGAGACCGTACTCCTCCGGCTTGGCCTCTTCGAGAATGTGTTCGGCCAGCATGGTGTCCCACCCCGGCCGACCGAGCATGCGCCGAGGGAGGTTGAGCGCGCGCCAGAGCACCTTCTGGTCGTACTTGCCGTTGTGCCAGATCCACTTCTTGTCAGCCTGAAACGCGCGCCGCAGCTCGCGTTTGGCGAACTCCGGATCGTACGGCGTATCGGGGTGTTCCACCGAGATCGCGGCAGCTCTCCCCGTATCCCATGCGAAGCCGACCGACAAGAGCTTGAATCCCACCCAGTGTGGGTGGAGGGTATTGGTCTCTGTGTCGGCGGCGACCGACCAGTCGCGGGGGCTGACACCTCCCGCGCTGTAGTTGAGCACGAGGTCAATGACCTCGGTGACCTCCTTCTCGGTCTTGGGGAGGATGTAGCCTTCCAACAGCGTCTCGCGGGAGACGCTAGCGGGGGCTACGCGCTTGGCGACCTTGACCGCGCGCTCGACATCGGCCAGTAGGGTGTTGTACTTGCCGATGGCCGCAGCGTACGCGCTCAGGCTGCGTGTGGGGATCACCTTCAGAGGGATCCCCTCGTACGTCACCTCAAAGATGCGTCCGAGGGCCTCCTTCTCTTTCCGAACGTTGATCCCGAGGGCGTGGATCACGTCCACACCACAGGCCAAGATCGTGAGGCCCTCCGGGTAGCCGAGGGCGACACGCCGCCGATGGATGAACTGGAGGTCTCCATCGATGTTGCTCTTGCAAGCAAGCGCTACTCGCTTGGGGACCTTCTCCATGGAGCAGCGGACAAGATAGAGCCCCTTGTACGTGATGTTCCGAAAACCGCCCTCACGCACGACCTGATCGAAGGCTTCGAGCACCACCTTGGCGCCGTCCTCCTTGAAGGGGGCGTGGTGGTTCGGGGCGTTGTATCGCGGCAGGCTCGTCTTGCCGAAGAACTTCCGAGGAGCCTGCGGGGCCGTCGCGATGATAATCACGTCGGCACTGTCATCACCCGTCCCGTACGGCGTATAGTGCGTGCCTTTGAAGGCCGGACAGCCTGAACAGCCCGCGCCTGCCTTCTCTGGAAAAGTGTTCTTCTGGCAAACCTCGCACTCCTCTACAGGGAGCGTGGGGATTGGTTGACCCATTCAGTACCTCACACGTTGGTTTTGGGGGGTGTGGCGGAAGGCGCTTCAGTCGTCGCAGGAGCAGCAGGCTTACGCTGTGTGCTTTCACGCAGCAAAGTAACGACATCCTTGAACTGGATCACCGAGATCAGCATGGCAGGCGCCGCGTTACCGCATGCCGCCATGAACTCTCGAACTTGCAGCTCTCCGTACTCGGCTTGAGGTACGGCAAGCGGGTGTTGATCCAGGAGGTGTTTGAGCCGGAAGGCTTGTTCTCGGGCATACTCGGTCCGGTGGAGGATGCCGCCATTCGACTGGACTGCGATCCAGTCGATGACGAGCACGCCCTTGACCTCGTCGTAAAGAACTCCGTGCGTAGTGCTGTTTAGGCGGGGGGTATTCTCGCGGTCGCCCAGGAGATTGATCACCGAGGTGAAGTGGTTTCCGAGGCGAATCGAGCTCGAACGGATAAGGGTCTCCATCAAGATCAAGTGCGGCGACGACTGCTGGTAGAGCTCCTGAGTCCCGAGACGGGCACGGGCAGACGCGATGACAAGCTCCCGCCAGCTACCGCCCAGCATCGAGCACATCGCGGCCGGTCCATAGAAGTTTCGAACGAAGCGGGTATCCACATCAAACGGGAAGAAGCCCTTGGTGTTCATCTCAGCGATAACTTCGGCGTAGTGCTTGCGGTAAAGGTCGTGGAACTTGAACAGGCCCGTGTTCAGAACACGGCGCAACTCTGCGAACTCTTCCGGCGTGATGTTCGCAGAGATCGTCGTCATCGGGTTGGGATGTCCCGACTTGGCAATCGTCTGGATCTCCAGGCGCCGGTTGGCGTCCTGGACGTTCTTCGGGAGGTGGATCGAGGTTGCAATGGTGTTGAACCAGAGCGTCAGGTATGTGGTCTGCCCGTTGATGACGCGGCTGACCTGGGCGCCACCCTCGAAGCCCGACTGACGGAAGAGTTCAAGCAGGTTGTTCACCTGCCTGGACTTCATCTCGTTGTCGGCCTCTGCTGAAAACTCGTCAAGCGCACACGTAATCGAGGCGCCATTGAACCCGTTGTAGATGGACGCCGGGCTGTAGTTGGTGAGGTATTGAATGAAGTCCAGCAGCTGGAGCTGGGGGATCTGTCCGCCGCAGAAGAGCGCCATCAAGCTGGACTTGCCGGTCTGCGAAGGCCCGACAATGTGAAGATGGACCTTGTCCGGGCGGAAGTGGGGCATGGCAAGGTCTGCGAGGAAGTACGCAATCAGGAGGGAGTCACTGTTGCCACCCTTGAGGCTCCACGCGGGCATGATCTTGGTCGCGATGTCCTTGACCACCTGCTTGAGCCGCGCGAGCGTAACTGCGTTGCCCGCCTCCAAGTCGGTGAGTGAGTTGATCACTGTCTTGTGCTTGACCGGCGTGGTTGCGAAGATCCGGTTGCCGTCGGTAGGCCCATCCAATGTACGCCACTGCATGGTGCCATCAGGTCGATAGTGCCCTGCGTAAACCACAGTCCCCAGGTTGATGTATTGAATCGTCCCCCCGAACCCATCATCTCGACTGTGCGGCCCCAGCCCGATGTACTCGCAGGCATTCTTGGCTGGGATACCCTGATAAAGTGCCTGGAGCGCGATCCCGGTGTAGTCACCCAAGGTGCGCTGAAGCTCCTTGATGACAGACGCCGTCTTCTCTACCCGCGACTCCACCAGCCAGACCGGGATACCGATTCGCTGCTGGAAGTACGTGTAGATGTCGCCCACGACGTTCGACAAGGCGGCGAGCGTTCCCGGGTTGTCGCCTGCCATGAACGTAACAGGCTTCCGGCTGTCCCGATGGTATGTCGTGACCTTCGCCCCGCGCGGAGTGTCTTCTCGATAGAGGAAGTAAAAGTCGTTGCTGAGTGTCTCAACGACGCGCTGAATGAAGCCCGCCTCGTCGTCCTGCCCCTTGATGATGAGCGCCCGGATCTCCGCAGGGGAGAGGCCGAGAACCTGCGAGATCCGATCCAGGTAGCTCGCCAACTGCGCCGGGTGACGCACACACTCGCCGAACTTCGCGGCAAGGTCCGTCTTCTCACGGATGCCTGTGACTTCTTGAGCGTCAACGCTTGCGCGCTGAAACGCCCACTCGTCACAGGTAACAAACACGTTCCGGTAATCAGCGAGCACACACTCGTGAAAGTGGGCAAACCCCAAGAGGCGCACCACATCATCAGGGTCTTTGACGAAGCCGTTGCTCGTTGCCAGCTTGTCCCATTGATTGAAGACAAAGGCATTCAGCTCCGCGCAACTGGAGAGGCGATCCCGCAGCCACACCTCGCCACGACCCCGGCTCGGTGAGGGGTGGTCATGTAGGAAGTAGGCGCTGTCGAAGCCCGCTTGAGTCAGGCTGTCGGTGTCATTGGCCAAGCCGCATGTGCCGATGACCAGCCAGCCTTCATTGCGGTTCTCAATCAACGCCTCTGCGATGGTGAGCGTGTCGTTCTCACCTTCCACCACCAGGAGCTTGAGACTCTCGCGCTCCTTGTAAGAAATGTTCGCGAGGTGCGGTGCGTACAAGCCAAAGTAGCCGTTGGGCTCATCCTCAGAAAAGCCCGGCAGAACCAGGATGTTTCCATCCTTCTGGTTGGCGGTGTCAGGTCGACGAAGGCGAATCCGTGCAGGGGTAGAGAGGTCGTGTCCAGTGATGAACACGACCGCGTGGCTCCACTCCGCACCGGGGTGCTTCGCGAGTTCGCGGACCACATCCAAGATCTTCTCGCGACGTTCGGCTGAATATCGCGAAGGCGCATCGCTCGCATACCCCTGGCTGGCGAGTGAGAGGAGGCGCTGTTCACAGAGGGACAGGAGCGTCACAGGCGTCGGCCATACGCCGTACGGCATCGTATGGATCAGGTCGCGCTTGTGCCCACGTTGCTCGAAGAGCCAATCGATCGACGCTTGACCGAGCAGCGCCGTGAGCTCAGCACCCTTCTCGCCCCCACCCTCTCGTGGGTGCGCGAGATCGATCAGGTGCTTGTTGGTCGCCCACGCGATGGCCTTCAGGGCTTCTCTGTGGATATCCAGGCGGTCGTACTGGGCTTCGAGCTTCTCGGGAACCAGCCGGACGCCCGTGACCGCCTGGAGTTCCTTGAGAGATTGTGCGTAGCCCCAGCCGAGCTTGGAGTCCTGAAAGAGCTGAAGGAGGTTGCGTGTACGGTAGTGGCAGACGTTGCAGCTGGCGACGCCTGTGCGGAAGTCAACCTCGAAGGAGGGGTGGTGGTCTGGGTGCCCAGGGAGCACACAGTGCATGCGCAGACGCTGCGCCCCCTTCTGCTGGGGGTCCGAGTCTGGCAGGTAGCGGCGGAAGACATGCCCGAGCTGCGAGATGTCTACGCGTCGGAACAGCTCAACCGCGTCCCGATTGGAGAGCGACGGCGTAGAGGCACCTTTGCCACGAGACATGAAACCTCCTAGACGCCCGGATTGACGCCACTTCGCTTCGCCTTGCGCTCAGCCACGTGCTCAGCGCCCTTCGGACAGAGATCAGCTGAGTTGTAGCCGCAGTATTCGCACTGCCATCCCGTCAACGGAGTCGGGGCTCCCTGATCAACCAGAGCAAGTGGCGAAGCCAGCTTGCTAAGGTAACGCGTGAGCCAGGGCTCCACATGCTTCTTGATGTCTTCGCGCGACCACGGGCCGGGACGTCCGCTGAAGGTCGGAAACCAGTCGAGCTCCGGAGCGCCGAAGTAGTTGATCGCACACTGGACGCCCAGGATGTCAGGCATGTTCGCGATGGCGAGGAGCATGTAGACATAGAACTGCATCGAGTGTTGATCGATGGGCTTGCGCTTTCCTGACTTGTGGTCAACCAGGAGGAGGACGCCCGCTTCCGTGTGGAGTCCGTAGTCGAGGACGCCGCGAATCAGACACTTCGGATCGTCGAAGCTACATCCCTGGAAGTCGGCGGTCATCGCCAGCTTCGCCTCGATGTACTCCTTGCGTACGCCGTACATCTCCTTGATTCGCTTCATGTTCTTCACGAAGTCGACGATCCCCGGGATCTTTCCCGAGACTTCGACGGTCTCCGACTCAGTGAGCTGATCTGAACTCATCTGATCGCGTGCAAACGCACTGAGGATCTCAGGCTCCGGGAGGCGCAGCAGCGCAAACTCCTGAATCGCGTGTGCCGTAACGCCCACGCGCGCCTGCGTTCCCTTGTGGGATTCCTTCACCTTGCGCACGTACTTGAACGTGAACTGTGAAGAACAACGGGCCAACACCTCGGCCTTGCTCAAAGACCAGGGCGCGTACTTGAGGACCATGGGCGATAGGATCACAGCTACCTCAGTCAAAAGAAACGGAACCGGCGCGCACCCACAACGCCGTATGCGTTGTGGGTGCGCGCCAGCAGGGATCAGGCAGAGGTCGAAAGAGCGATCATCTGGCCCTCAGACGTTGACCTTGCCCGCCGACAGATCCGGCAGCTTGGGGGCCGCAGGCGCTGCGCCGATGCCCAGTCCCGCCGCCAGCGCCGCGCCGTCGGTGGTGTTGGTGTTCGTGGCTTCGGGCTTCTTGGGGTTGTCGGCGAGCACGTAGACGCGGCGCATCGAAGGCCACACCTCGATGGTCTCGACGAGCTGCGAGAAGACGCGCAGGGCGTCGCTCAGATCGGCGGGCGTCTGCTCGTCGCCCACGACCGCCACGGGCTCGTACCAGCGGATCTTGCTGTCCGTCTTGGACGTTTCCGTCTTCGACGTGAAGCTGATCTTGCGCGCCCAGAGCGACTTCCAGCCGCCCGACGAGAACTTCTTCACGAGTCCGCGTGCGGTCTGCATGCCGGTCTTCGAGAACCGCATGCGGTAGATCCCGCTGAAGTCCGTGGGGACCACGTAGATCTGGATCTCGTTGGTGCAGGCGAGCTCGGGCTTGGGGGCGCCCGCCTGATAGACCGGCTTGTAGGCGCACGCCTCGCATACGCCGTACGTGGAGCCGCGCTTCTGGTCGAGCGAAGTGCAGAGGGGGAGCTTGCTCGCGTTCTCGTCCGCAGGCTCCCCGTCCTTCTTCTGCGGCTCCCAGAGGGAGCGGCCCTCGACGACGCCGATCACGTAGGCTTCGAACGCCTCCGGGATGTTCATCGCCTTCGCCATGGCCGGGCTCCCGGCGCTGAGGACGCGCTCGTCGCGCGAGTAGTACCCGCCCTGGGGGGCGGTCACGGGGCGCTGCTGGTCGTTGCCGGTGCCCTGGTTGAGCTTCGCGTCGAAGAAGCGCATGGTGCGCTCGCGGGCGAGGTGCATGCCGGTGGTCTCCGGGTTCATGCGCTCGAAGGCGTTGGCCATGTTCGTGCGGAACGGTTCCGGGAGCTTCTCGATCACCTCCATCACCCGCTCGGGAGTGACAGCCACGTACCGCTGGAGGCTCTTGGTCGCGTGAGGGAAGCGCTTCAGCAGGATCAGCTTGGCGTGCGGCCCGTAGGGATCGAACTCGATCTGCGTGTCCAGGACGGCCGGATACTCCGGCTCCTCGTGGACGACGATCGCCGTCGGGGGCGGGGGCGGGACGGGCGCGAGCGCGCCCGTCTCCACAGGAGTCGTCTCCGCAGGTGCAGGCACCGTCGGGGCGACCTCGGTCGCGGGGGCTTCGGTCGTGGAGGCTTCGGGTGCGGACTTCGTCTCAGTCTTCTTGCTCATCTGGTTCTTCTCACTTGGTTGTTGGTACCCACCCCAGAGGCTGTATGGTATATCAAACAGATGCGGAACACCACTGAACGTTACTTCGCAGAAGTCAGCGCCCACGGCCTTCCGACGCCTCAGGAGGCGAAGAAGAACTTTACGCGGTACGCGGAGCTGCGCAGCAAGTTGTATGTGGCGTCCACCGAACAGGCAAGGCGGGCCATCCAGGATCAGATGACAGCCCTCAGTGGGCGGATCGCAAAGGGGTACTTGCGATTCGTCATCGGTGAGGCAAGGAAGCGCACACGCGACAGCGAACTTCTGCCAGACTTGATCAGCGCAGGGAACGAGGGGCTTCTCTGTGCGATCCAGAAGTTCGATCTCGCGCAGGACACGCAGTTCTTGACGTTTGCCTTCTATTGGGTGCGTGTGAAGATCAACAACGTCCTCTATCGAAAGGACGATGTCAACATCTCCGTGCACCGACGGCGCAAGGATGCAAAGGCCCCCAGCACAAGACAAAAAGAAGGAGGAGAAAGTGCACCTCCCACCATCTCTTCTCTTGATGACTACGAGCTCGCATCCGATGCCGACACAGCCCAGGAGGCTAGCGACAACGACGCACGTGCCATGCGCTACCTCACCGCCGCTGAGCTGCCGCTCCGCGAACGTCTGGTAGTGCAATACGTCCTGGGGATGCGGAGCACCCCCAAGAGTTTTCAAGATATCTCGATGATTTTCTACACGCTTGACCGTTCGCTGGTTACGCCCAGTGAGGTCGAAGCGTTGTATGAGCGCGGCCTCGCTCGCTTGAAGGATTGGGCCGCGCTCTGTGGAGAAGCGTCGATCCGAGAAGACCTCGGAACGTGATCAGTCCTCGGCGCTCTCCTCGGCGCTCTCCTCGGCAGCTTCCTCCTCCACCTTCTTGAAGGCGTCGGGGATCTCCTCGGCGCCGAAGGCCATGAGGACACCCTCGCGCACACCCTTCAGGTACTGCGCCCGCGCGTGCGCCTTGCCGTAGCGGTCCAAGTCACCGCCCTCCTTGTACGCCTTGGCCTGCCCCGCCTTGGTCTTGGCCGCGACATCGACGTTCGCGAGGACGGTGCGCAGGAGGCCGGTGTCGCACGGCGCGAGCTCGATCTCGCTGAAGTCCGCGCGACGGACACGCACCTTGGGGGCCTTCTCGTTCTTGGAGGTGTCCGCCGCCGCCGCGAGCTCCTCCTTGATCTTCTTGTCCATGTCTTCGCCGGACCAGCCGTTCTCCACGGCGAGGTTCGCCCAGCGGATCACGAAGTCCGGGTCCTGGGCGTGCGGCCGGAGGTGTCGCGCGTGCGTGACGGTGATCGCGTCGTCGCGGTAGAGCGCCTGCACCGGCTCCGGCAGCGAGTAGACCGCGACGTAGTGCGAGACCTTCCCGGCGCTGACGGTGGGCTGGAGCATGGCCGCGATCTCGTTCTGCGTCTTCCCCGCCTGGGTGAGCCGGTGCACGGTGCACGAGAGATCCCACTGGGTCTGGTCCTTGCGCGCGACGTTCTCGACGTGCGCATCCGTGACCATCTGGCCCCAGTTCTCGTACGAGGCGATCGTCGCCTGCATCTCGGTGAAGCCGTGGTGGAGACCGGCGCGCGTACGGCAGCGGCCGAAGGAGAGGATGTTGTAGGTCTCCCCCTTCTTCAGCTTCACCAGCTCGCCCGGGACCGGCGACACCGGGTACTCACCGTCCGGTCCGAGGAAGCGCATGCGCGAGAAGCGCACCGGGCTCGTGATGCCGTTCTTCGTGGTCTCGAAGAGGGTCGCGAGCATCTTGTCGGTGGGGGGCTCGGCGCGCGTGTCGAAGATCGACAGGAGCGTCGCGGTCTTCACCGTGCACTGACCGGCCTCGGACGGGACGCACTCCCAGTTGGCGAAGGAGGTCGCGTAGCCCTGGTCAGAGGCGTCGCTGGTGGCGCGTGATGCCTTCTTCTTCGACGCTTCGGGCGCCGCCTCGGCCTCGATGGGCTTCTTGGTCTCGGTGGTCTTCTTCGACTTCTCGGTGGTGTTCTTGCTCATAGTCTCGATCTTCGTGTTGGTAGCCGATTGGTTGTTGCTCGCGGCGTAGAATCCGCCCTAGCGCCGCTGCGGTGGGTTGAACTGGCACGACGGTGACGGGGATACGTTCCACCCGCCCTCCCTCTGCCAGATGGCGGTAGCAGTTGTAGAAGTCCTGAGCGATCGCTGCGTCCGAAGCAGGTGCGGCGCTGAGGACAAAAAAGAGGTAGCCCGCGAGCTGGCGATGAAGCTCAGCGTCTCCGAAGACGTACTCGCCGCGAATCAGCGCTCGAAAGGCGCCGTCCCGCAGTTGGGACATCTCCGTAGACGGGACTCGGGGCTTGGCGGGGGTACGGGGCTTTGGCATTGGGGGCACGTGGTAGGTTGTGCCACGGGTCCAATACGCCGTAAAGGCTTCGGTGCGGGATCTTCTACCAGATCTTCGTCCGTATTTACGCCGTACTTATCCACGGGGCTTCACCCCCCAGGCTTCGATGCCCGTGACCTCCTTCGGCCCAGTGGGGTCGAAGGGCTTCTCGGCGTGCAGGCGCGGCGGCGGAGGCAACGGAACCACGGCGTCGGGGTCGTGGACAGGAGTCGCCGCCACCTTGATGGGCATCGAGACAGGGGCGGGCGGAGGCGTCGCCACAGCCATCCCGACCTGCGGCACCGCATTCAGCGTGACAGCCACCTCCACCGCTCGGAACGTGGCGGGGTCCACACTCCCGGTCGCCACCTGTCCCGGGAACCGCTTGAGGAGATCCTGCTCGACGAGGCGCGCGAGATCTTCTTCCGTGTATTCGATCTTCAGCTTCACACTTCCTCCACTTTGGCGATGGGCTTGGTCACCGACGCTGCGTACTTACAGCCCTGCCCGAACGGGACCGTCTGTTTCTCATAGCACACATCGAGTTGGTCGCACGAGGCGCATGCGATCACGTCCGACATCGTGGTGCCTACGCTGCGCTTGAATCGGAACGACGCCTCGACGAAACGATCTACGACCACCCCGCTCTTCATCGAGCTGAGGAGGCGATAGACCGTCATCTTCCGCTTCTGTCCGGGGCGGTTGTTGCGCTCCAGGGCTTGGTCGTACTGGAGCGGCTTCCAGGGCAGGGAGTAGACGATCGTGTAGTTCGCCTGCTGGAGGTTGATGCCCACAGCGGCGCTGATGACGCCCACGAGGACTCGGCACTCAGGGTCCTCTTGGATGGCGGCTTCGATCGCACCGATCTTGCCCGAGGTCTTCCCGTCCAGACGCACGACCTTCACGCCCTGTGCTTTCGCCACCCGCTCCATGTCATCGAGCTCTGGCCCGAAGCAACCCCAGCACAGAACCTTGTTGGTAGGGTCTTCCTGGAGAATCGTGGTGAGGAGCTCCTCGAACGTGTCGAGCTTGGGGTTCTCCACATCCCGGATCGCCTTCGGCTTGATCGCCTTGGGGAACGGAATGCACTGCTTCGTGTATGGCTGGATGTCCTTGTCGACGCAGTGTTGCATCCGAGGGCACTCGTCGCAGACCCCGGTGTCGGCCTTGTCGTACATGAACCCAGACACGAGCTGAAGGAGCTTGTTGACGCGAGCCGCTCCGTGAGGAACCTTGAAGAGAGGATCCGTTTCTCCTGCAATCCGCTCCTCTGCCGGTTGGAGATACTGACCGTCCGGCGTGATCGATGCGCGCATGGTCGCGACCAGCTCGTTGTACCGAGCCCGCTGGTCTCGTCCGAGGTCGAACGTAACATCCACGATGACTTGCTCAGGGAGATCCAGGCAGTCGTCCTTCTTCATTCGGGTCACGACGGAGTCGACGACTGCGTTGATCTCGTTCAGGTTCTGATATCCAACGAGCACCTTCCGGGGGCCTCGCTTGGCGAACACGTAGAAGTGCTCTTGGAACTTCGACCACGTGTACGGCATGAGCCAAGACGCCAAGAACTTGAGCTGGGCGTAGACCTTCCCGGGCGTCTCCCCGGGGGTTCCAGTGAGGGCAATACGCCGTATTGCCCGAGACGCAAGCTCGAAGACTGCCGTGGTCGGCTTGCTCTCGGGGTTGCCGAGGACGTGCGACTCGTCCACGACGATGGTGTCGTAGTCGAGCAGGAGAAGGCGACTACGTTCAGGGGCGTGGACGACATCGGTCCCGACGAGGGGGTCGGACACCTCAAACTGCGCCTCCAGCTGGCAGCGGGTGTAAGTCGCCAGGACGACGTCGGCAGTCTGCGCTTCCTCGATCGCTTCGTCTGAGCCGTCCCAGAACACGACCTTCCACTGGTTGCGGGAGGATCGCAGCACCTCCCGTCGCCACCCCGCCATCACCACGGGCGGTCCGATGATCAGCGCGCGCCTGAAGTTGCCGTCGTGGCGGAGAACCCGGAGGCCGTCGACCACGGTGCGTGTCTTCCCGGTCCCCATGTCCCATTGAAACCAGCAGCGCGGCCAGTGCCGAATCCTCGCGATTCCTTCGCGCTGGTAGCTGTAAGGCTGAAAGTTCTCGGGGAAGAAGTCGGGCGGCAGACCCGGGAGGGAGGACACGCCCGGATCTGTCCATGCGGCTCCATCCCGTTGGAGCGCCTGTTCGTGAACCTGGGCGTCCGCGTTCAGGATCAATACGCCGTATACGACGCGAAGGTCCCGCAAGACGCGCAACCCAAAAGGGTAGTACGCGGGGAACACCCAGGCGTTGAGCTGAGAGATGTACGTCCCGTAGCTCACACGCTTCGTGTTGTCCTGCGGCTCCCCCCTCACGATGAACGCCGCCGCGCCTTGTATTGTTGTGCCGGTTACGATCATGTGCGTATCCTTCCCTGGTGTACGACGAAACGTTCATGGGCTTTGGCGGGCCTCGGGGTAACACACACCCCAACCCGATGTACGACTACTTCACGGCGCTGACTCCGCGCCGATTGAAGGAGCTGTTCAAGCTCGCGCAGTTCGTCGGCATCAACAGCGCGCACATCTACGGCGTCCTGCGTAAGTTCGGTGAGATTCCGATCACACGCCTGACCTTCGAGACCGTCGTCGACACCGAGCTCAAGGAGCACGAGAGCCTCTTCAATCAACACCTGCGCCTGTGCGGCTTTCTGACGATGGCCTCGTTCGACCTTCAGTTGACGGGCAACTCGATCGTCACGATGTACGAACCGATCCAACGTGACCTGATCTGCACTCGTTGCGGCACGCCTGAGAACATCGAGGTGGCCGACTACTCCTTCAATCTCGACAAGACTGAGTTTCGGCACAACTGCCGAAAGTGCAGCTCACAGCGTGTCCTCTCGAAGGTCAAAGACTCGCAGCTCCGGGATCCTGCGAAGATCCGGCTGCTGCGTCTCGACCCGCTGTTGGTTGACATCGACCAGAACCGTACCACAGGCGAGACCGAGTACTACTACACGATCCCGCGCGCCGACATCACCAAGGTGCGTGCCGGGGTGAAGCTGCACATCAACCACACCCCCATCGAAGTTCTCCAGGCGATGAAGGACCGCAAGGTCTTGAAGCTGGACCCGTCGAACGTGTACCACATGCGCAAGCCCGCCCCTGCGGGCCTCGACGGACAGTGGGGGCTTCCGCCTCTCGTGGCGGCGATCAAGTTGTTCATGTTCGCCGCGACCCTGCGGCGTGCGAACGAGGCGATCGCGCTGGAGTACATCACCCCGTTCCGCGTGATTCATCCCATGGCAGCGAGTGGGCAGGGCGATCCGATCTCGACCTTGAACCTGGGGCGCTGGAAGGACGAGATCCAAGAGAACATGCGCATGCACCGGAGAGATCCACTGCGCGCGATGTTCGCCCCCATCCCCATCGGCGTACAGAACATCGGCGGCGATGGGCGCGCGCTCCTGACTCTGGGTGAGTTGCAAGAAGCCGAGAAGTCCATCATCCTCTCGCTCGGCGTCCCTTACGAGTTCGCGGCGGGCGGCATGGGGCGGCGCAGCGGCGAGGTCGATCTGCGCATGATCGAGAATCAGCTGCGTACGCACACCGAAGACCTCAACGGACTGGTTCAGTGGGTGGAGCGCAGGGCGACCACGTTTCTTGGCTGGAAGAGCGTCCCCACGAAGCTCGTTGAGTTCAAGCTGCTGGATGACCTGACCAACAAGCAGCTGCTGATCCAGCTCTGGCAAGCAGGCTCGGCCAGCGAGACGACGGTGTCGCAGTCGATCGACCTGGACCTCACCCACGAGCTCGATCTGATCAAGCAAGAGAAGCTCAACAAGGCGCGCTCGCTGGCCGAGACGGAGATCGCCATCGCCAAGCAGCAGGCATCTCTCTCGGCTTCTGCTCAGCGCAAGGCTCTGATGGGCGGGGGCGGTACGGCGTATGACCAGCAGCAAGTCTTCAGCATGAACACACCTCTGGCGCAGGAGATCGCCTCGCTCGATCCAGGGTCTCGCAAGCGCCGCCTGATCGCGTTGGAGAAAGAAGATCGCGTGGCGTACGCCGTCGTGATGGTACTGTTGGCGGACATGGAACGCGGACAGGGAGCCCCGGCATGAGCGACGATCCGTACAAGGTAGCCTTCGGCAACGCCCGCACCCGGAGCTACGAAGAAGATCAGCCGGGAGGACCACGCGGTCCTATGGGGCCTCAGGCGCCTGTGCGTCCCGTGTCGGCGCACATGGAAGTGTTCGTCCTCTACCGCCCGCTGATGACGTGCGTGTTCTGTAAGCGGCGGCTGTTCGGAAACGAGGAAGAGGGCGGAGAGGCCCCCGACCTGATCCCTGACGACGGGGAGGAGTACGTCTGCCCACACACCCGTTTGAGAGATCATCAGCGGCTGCTTGCGCGCGCCGCAGCGGGGGGTGTCGTGATCGGGTCAACCACCCCAACAACACTCATGAACGGCGTCACGCAGGTCCTCGTCTCCTGGGCCGTCGTCGAGCCAAAGAAGTAACGCCGCGAAGGACCCTGGGGGTTCCCCAGGGTCCTCCACTGACAGTATCCATCATTCTCCCGGTGCTCTGTGCGTCCCACACCTTTGGGGCCTGCGCTCAGAGCAAGATGATCAGAAACTTGAAAACCGAGACAATCGTCACGTGAGTTGACCTCTGCGGAGGGGAAAGTGTCCGCATTGTCTTCTACCCGAATACGCCGTAAACTTCTGGGGTGACTGACCCCACGCCTATCCTCACCGACGCCAGCGCCATCCGACAGCGCATGCACGAGAAGTCGATCTCGGCGATCGCGTCCACCTTCCCTCTGACCTTGCGCAACGGGACGCTTGAGGTTCAAGACCTCAAGGTCGTCTCGCGCCAGTTCAGCCCCATCGATCAGTACAACGCGCTGATGCGGGAGGGGACGCTGCAAGAGGCAGTGAAGGGAACCCTCATCCTCAAGGACAAGGAGGGCAAGGTCGTCGACACGGCGAAGAACTTCACTCTGGTTCACGTCCCCCACCTGACCGAGCGGCACACGCTGATCATGGGTGGCAACGAGTATCAGGTGGCCAACCAGCTTCGCCGCAAGCCGGGGGTGTACACATCGCGCGCGGACAACGGGGAGCTGCGGGCAATCTTCAACCTGGGGCGCGGGAGCAACTTCAACCTCGGCTTCACGCCCGACAAGGGCACCTTCCACGTCCAGCTCGGGACCTCGAACATCCCGCTCTACCCCGTGCTGCGAGCTGCGGGCGTCAGCCACGAGACGATCGCGCACCACCTGGGGGACGCAGTCGCCAAGGCCAACCAGACCTACCACGGCAAGGAGGAAGAGAAGGCGACCGGGAAGCTCTACGCGAAGCTGGAGCACCCCGCGCTCTTCAAGGCCGACCTCCCGCACGCCGAGAAGGTCGAGGCCATCCGCAAGAAGTGGGATGTGACCACGCTCGACCCCCATGTGACCGAGGCCACCCTCGGTACGGCGTATTCGAAGGTGACCCCCGAGGCGCTGCTCACGGCGGCACGCAAGGTGCTTGATGTCCACGCGGGCCACAAGACCACCGACGACACCGACGCGCTGACCTACAAGACCTTCCACTCCCTGGACGACTTTCTGCACGAGCGGATCAAGCTCACGGCTCGCGCCTGGGGGCCGAAGGCGAAGCTCGCGTTGGCGACAAAGGGCACGATTCGCGAGGCGCTTCGGCCCGCGCCTTTCTCCGATGGCGTGCGAAAGTTCATCACGACAGGCTCCCTGGCGGCGGTCCCTACCGCGATCAATCCGCTGGAGCTGATCGATCACGCCGTGAAGGTGACGAGCCTCGGCGAAGGCGGAATCCCCAGCGATCGCGCCATCCCGCTCGATGCGCGCATGATCCACAACACGCACTTCGGAGCGCTGGATCCGATCCGGACTCCGGAGTGCTTTCCCCCCGACATGGAAGTCTGCACGCAGCGTGGGTGGGCACGTTGGGATAGTGTGAGCGATTCAGACGCGTTCCTGACGATGTCGGGGAGTCTCCGCGTCTTCCAGCTTCCGGACCGTATCGTGCGAGAACCCTACGAAGGGCTCCTGTGCCACATGGTCGGGAACGCAATCGACTGTGTGGTCACACCGAATCACCGTGTGTACGGACGGGCCACAGAGTTTGCAGACGACAACTTCGTCGAGGCGTGGGAGCTTCAGGGCGCAACTCAGTGGTACTTCCCTACGGAGGACCCGAACTTCGACTCCGTGTACGAGAGTGAACTCCGTACGTCGGTCCAGCCCTACCGAGGCATGGTCTACTGTGCGACAGTTCCTGGGGGGTTGTTGTACGTCCGACGCAACGGTTGTACGCCGTATTGGACCGGCAACTCCAGCCACTCCGGCGTGGACATCCGAGCCACCATCGCAGCCCACCGCGATGAGGCCGGGAACATGTACACCGTCGCCACGAACGTGAAGACGAAGCAGCCCGAGTACCTGCGCGCCGGGGATCTGCGGAAGTACGTCCTGGCGTTTCCTGGTGAGGAGCTCAAGGGCACGGTCGACGCCATCAAGAATGGCCGGGTCGAGCGCGTGCCTGCGAGCACCGTCACGCACCAGATCGCGCACACATCCCACCTCTACTCGCCCGCGACCACCCTGCTCCCGCTGATCCACGGCATGCAGGGCAACCGCGCCATCATGGCCTCGAAGATGGGCACGCAGGCGCTGCCGCTCATCGAGCGCGAAGCCCCTTTCGTGCAGTCGAAGAGCCACCTCCCCGGTGAGATCAGCTTCGAGGCAGTCTACGGTCACATGATCGCTCCGCGTGCGCCCGTGAGCGGGAAGGTGGTGAAGATCGAGGATGGGTGGATTCACATCCGGCCGGAATCGACAGTAAAGAAGGCCGAAGACCGCCCCACCGTCAAGGAGCGCTCGTTTGGTCCGTTCAAGTTCCACATCGAGATCCCCAAGGGCGCCAAGCCTTTCGGTGACCCCTTCCCCTGTGACTACGGATACCTCCCGGGCTACGTCGGGCCGGATGGGGACTCCCTCGACTTTTGGGTAGGTACGGACACCGATGGTGCGCTCGTGTCGGTCGACACCGAAGAGAAGAACGCATCGGACGTGTGGGTCAAGCGCGACACGAAGTACATCGTCGGCATCGCGGCAGATGACGTTCATGTCGTCCTCACGCAGATCGAACGCAAGCCCAAGACCCGGTGCGTCAACCGGCGCAACTACACCTCCTGGGAAGCGCTCACCAAGAGCATCGAGCACTTCAAGGATGAGGAAGACCACGTCGAGAAGACAGCGGCGACGAAGGAGGACGGTCTCATTCGCGTGCCGTACAGCCAGAACTTCCCCTTCCCGTCGAAGACGAGCCTCAACCACACCCTCAGCGTGAAGCCCGGCGACACCGTCGTCGCGGGGCAGCGGATGGGCGACTCGAACTACACCAAGGACGGCGTGCTGGCGCTCGGGCGTAACCTGCGAGTCGCTTACGTCCCCTACTACGGGCTGAACTCGAACGACGCCGTTGTGATCAGCGAGGCGTGCGCCAAGAAGCTCACGAGCGAACACGTCTATCGAGAGGTGTTCTCCATCCCGGTGGGTATGGAGTTCAGCAAGGAACGGCACCAGTTCTACTACGGGACGAAGTACAGCCCTGCGCAATACGCCGTACTGGACACGCACGGTGTCATCAAGAAGGGCGTGCGGGTGAACCCCAAGGATCTGTTGGTCTGCGGGCTTGTGAAGACTCAGGTCGTCGGGACGGATGCCATCCTGGGCCGTATCTCCAAGGCGCTGGCCAAGCCCTATCAGGAGGTCGCGCTCACCTGGAATCACGGCACCCCCGGTGAGGTGATCGACGTGGTGCGCACCGGCTCGCAGATCGCGGTGCTGGTGAAGACGATCGAGCAGATGCAGGTCGGCGACAAGCTCGCCGGACGCCACGGCAACAAAGGCGTGGTCGCCAAGATCCTCCCGGATCACGAGATGCTCAAGGATGAGGCCGGGAACACGCTCGACCTCCTCCTGACAAGCGCAGGCGTGATCTCCCGCATCAACCCGTCACAGGTCCTGGAGACGTCACTCGGGAAGGTCGTCGAGAAGACGGGCAAGCCGATCATCTTCGACAACAACACGCCCCGGAACCTGGAGGCGTGGACGGCAGAGCAGCTCAAGAAGCACGGCATCAAGGACAAGGAACACCTCTACGACCCCATCCTGAAGCGTCACATCAAGGGCGCAGACGGTGAGGGCGTGTTCGTTGGGCGGCAGTTCATCTACAAGCTGTTCAAGAGCACGGACACGAACTTCTCAGGCCACGGCGTCGGACCCTACGACCTCAACGAGCAGCCGCTGAAGACGGGCGGCGAGGAGTCCGCCAAGGGCATCGGGAAGATGGAGTTTGATGCGTTGATCGCCCACAACGCACGCAACTTCCTTCGCGAGGCATCGGCGATCAAGGGCCAAAAGAACGATGAGTTCTGGCGGGCCATCCAGCTTGGGTTGCCTCTCCCTGCGGCGAAGTCGCCGTTCGCGTTCAAGAAGTTCGTGGGGATGTTGGAGGGCGCCGGACTGAAGGTGGATCAGCGGGGATCCAAGTTTCAGCTGCTGCCGATGACCGACAAGGACATCGTTGCCCGCTCCACGGGCGCGATCAAGAAGCCGGAGACATTGATCGCGAAGAATCTCCGCCCTGAGCCGGGCGGGCTGTTCGACGCGCGCCTGACTGGCGGTCCGCAGGGCACGCTCTACTCGCACATCGACCTGCACGAACCCATCCCTCACCCGGTGTTCAAGGAGCCAGTACGGCGGCTCCTCGGTCTCACCGAGAAGGGCTTCGATGAGAAGCTGCGGGCGCACGGCGGCACGTGGTTCTACAACGAGCTGAAGGCTCTCGACACCGACCAGAAGCTCAAGGATCTGCACGTTCGGCTCAAGACTGCCAAGGGGTCCGATCTGAACGACACCGTCAAGCAGATCAAGTACCTCGATGCGTTGAACGCGCACGGCTACAAGCCGCACGACGCGTACGTCGTATCGAAGGTGCCTGTGGTGCCTCCGGTGTTTCGGCCGATCATCCCGCAGCCGAACAACCCGGGAGAGCTGATGGTGGCCGACGCCAACAAGCTCTACATGCACGTGATGGACTCCAACCACACGCTGAAGAACACAGCGCTGGAGTCGGATGTCGGCAAGCACCGCCGTCAGGTGTTCAATGCGGTCGCCGCGCTCTACGGCACAGAAGACGTCGAGAACGACGAGCTGCGCGGGCAGAGCGTGAAGGGGTTCCTGTCGAACATCGCGGGAGTCGGCACGCCGAAGGGCGGCTTCTTCCAGCGCAAGGTCATCCGCAAGACCCAGGACGTGTCAGGTCGCGGTACGGCGGTGCCGGACCCTACGCTCGGCATGGACAACGTCGGCATCCCCGAGCAGATGCTCTGGCAGATGTACGACAAGTTGATCATCGCGCGCATGGTCCGGCAGGGTCACACGGCGCTCGAAGCCAAGGAGGCGGTGCTCAAGAAGACCCCGGCTGCGAAGGCCGTGCTGATGCAGGAGATCGGGGAGCGGCCGGTGATGATCAACCGGGCACCGACGCTGCATCGCTGGTCGATCGTGGCGGCGTACCCGGTGCCGGTGCAGGGGAAGACGATTCGGGTGAATCCCTTCATCGAGAAGGGGTTGAATCTTGATTACGACGGGGATAATCAAGATTCAACCGTAATCTTGATTATGGCAAAGCCGCCTTTGGGCGGTTGTCATAATCGTGGTTCATACCTTGACTTCACTACTGACAGTGCTACAGTGGTACTCCCTGGAGACCTTCGTCTCCCTCGCATGGAGGAACACATGGCTGCACGTTTTCGTTCAGAAGTCCCCGCCCTCATCAACCAGGAGCTCGTCCTCTGCGATCTCGCGAACTTCCCGCACGGGGAGCAGATCAGTCAGAAGGGGCACATCACCTTCTACGCTGTACCTGAGAACGTGTCGATTCTCGCCCTCGACGAAGCTACGGGGCGGGTCTGTGTGCAGCACCCCACTCTCTGGTCTCGGCACGCACAGCGTGAACGCTACATCATCACGCTCGGCTCCGAGCGCCAGATCTTCTCCGACGACGATCCGCGCGCCGTCTATGGCCTGGATTCCGATCTGAACTACATCCGGCGCCGCCCCTCCGAGTCGGTGGGCGTCTTCGTACCCGTCAGCTACGGCGCCCTCGGGGATGGGAGCGACGCGCCGTTCGAGACGCTTCCCGCGACTGACACGTCTCCGGTGTTTCCCCTGACGGAAGAAGCAGGGCATCTGATCGGAATGATGATCGGCAATGGAACGGTGGAGCCCTACCGTTTACGTCTTGCCGGAATGAACAAGGGGATTCAGACCCAGTTCCGCACTGTTCTCCCCTCCCTGTTCCCCGAGGTAGCGCTCAAGTTCGCGGTCTACGGGCACGACGCGAGTGGCGGATTCGGTGACTCGGAAGTCACGTGCGTCACCAGTGAGCCTGGGACTCTGGTGGCCTCACGATTCCATGGTATGTTCGGACATGGAGCCGAGAACAAGCACCTCCCGACGTGGTTCCTCCGTACGTCGTACGCATTCCGTCGCGGGCTGCTCGCGGGCCTCATCGACACTGACGGATCTGTGTCGGTCAGTCACGGCAAGAAGAAGCCTCAGTGGATGGTGAACTATTCCAGTCGTAGCGGGCGCCTCGCGCGGGAGATCGTCCTGCTGGCGCAGTCTCTGGGTCTGCGTGCAAAAGTCACGGCGGCCAAGACCCCCCTGGGGGACCCGCACTATGTCGTCAACTTCTCCACTGTGGAGCTCGGTCGCTTCGGCGCTCTCCCTCTCGTTCACACCGAGAAGGTTGTGAAGTTCCGTGAGTTCCAGGCGGATCCTCCAGAGGCGAACTCTTCGTACAACGCAACGAACCTCGTGCCTGTGCCCGCCACCATCGCCAAGCAGCTGAGTCGCCTCTTCAAGAGTGGGGGTTCCGACTACGCGAAATGGTACCAGTCGATCAAGAAGGGTTACGTGGCGCGCGCGTTCGCGGAAGAGACCCTGGCACTCCACCCCACGCTGCGTGAGTCGGAGGACACGCTGCTCCACCGCTGGATCACCCTCGTCGATAACAAGACGATCCGTTGGGATCAAGTCACGGCGTTTCAAAAGACCGGCATCACCGAAGACGGCTACGACCTCACCGTCCCCGGCTACGAGACGTTCATGAACGTCGAAGGCGTGATCCTGTCCAACACCCTCCAAGTCCACGCCCCCGTCACCCACGACGCCATCGCCGACGCGAAGAAGATGACCCTCTCCAACATGCTGCTCGCGGACAACACCCGCAACAAGATCCTGGCCTTCCCGCAGCACGAGGCGATCATCGGCTTCACCCACGGGTCGAAGCTCGCGCCCTCCAACAAGCCCATCCAACACTTCAAGACGATGGACGAGGCGATCGCAGCCTATAAGCGCGGAGCGCTGGCGGCGAACGATCGGATCGAGATACCCTAAGGCATGTTCGAGCAGTCCCTGATCGAAGAAATCAACCGACACCTCAAGGCGGCGAATGCGGAGATGGCGGTGCCACCACAGGAGATGGCACCGCCACCCCCCGAGGTCGCCCCTGAGTCTCTGGCGCCCCCTGCGCTGCCTCAGACGATCATGGGACTGCTCCAGGTTCAATACGCCGTACTGCTGGCGTACATGACCTACGGGGACCAGCTCCAGTGCATCGAGCGCGACGGGCTCTACGAGCACTTCAAGACGCACGCGGACGACACCAAGAGCTGGATCTACGAGCTCCACCGCACCTTGGCGTCGATGGGGATGGAGTCCTACCCGCAGGGCGTGACCGTGCCCACGGCTCCTCTCAAGGCGGCGCGGCCCGCCATCGAGGCGCTCCTCGGCCTGGAGACCCAGCTCCTTGACGGGTGGGCGAACTGCGCTGCTGTCCTCGCCAGCGAGCCTCCGCCCTCGCAGGGAGAGCTCGTCGCGCTCACGACCTTCTTCGAAGACGGCGGGCGCAACACGCTCGCCCACGTCCAGGACCTGCGTCGCTACCTCGGAGGTGCGTGATGAACATGGAGGTCAAGCTCCAACGCCCCATGCGATCAGGAGGTGGACGCTTCTCCAGCGTCGATCACGCCTTCCGGCAAGGCGCGACCGACACCCTGAAGAAGCTCGCACTCCTCGAACACACGCCGGATCCGGGGGCGTTCCTCGCGCAGCTCTTCCGTACATCGAACTTCGGCTACGGCAAGGACCTCGCGACCGCCAGCAACGCGCAGTCTGCCGTCACGCATCAGGCGCAACCCATGCTGCGCTTCTCTCCTCCCACCATCCAGACACGGTGATCCTGTGCCCTACGAGAGCCCCTACCAGAGCATGGTCGAGAACGAGGTTCTGTTTCAGCAGCAGCCCTGGCTGAAGCGGATTCCACACCAGATCCGTCACGCCGTTCGCCCCGTCGAGGATGCGCTGACGGGTGCAGGCGCAGGCGTCGTGGCAGGTGCGGCGCTCGGTTCCCCGCGCGTGGGGGCCGTCGTGGGTGGGGTGCTCGGGGGCCTTCACGGGGTGCTCGCGCCCACGCCTACCGCTGCGCAGGAGTGGGCGTTCAACAACCCTGAGCTCGTGCATGTGCTGAAGGCGCGCGCGGCGTACGACGCGGGGGGTGGGTTTGAGATGGGGAAAGGAGCGAGTTGGGAGAAGCTCGCGGTCAGTCCTGAGTGGGTCGGTGCTCGACTTGAGTCGTTGAAGGACAGTACGGATCCGGACGTTCGCGATCGGCTATCCAAGCTGTACAATCGTACAGATGCCGCGTCGCGGCGTGCGTGGTCGAAGGCAGATCAGGCTTTGGAGCAGAGCCCACATGCCGATGCGACGCGCGGACAGATCAAGCAGCTTGCCGCACAGGGGGAGCCTACGGCTGTTCGGTACACGCAGGGAGTCGAGAACGCCAACAGGCTCAATGCGATCACAGCAGGGCCTGTGGCCAGGACGCTTTCTCGAATCGAGGGCAACCGCGATCGGGAACTGACGCAGCTACAGATGCAGCGCGAGCTGCGCGAGGCGGAGCGCCGATACGCTGAACGGCTGGCGGCAGATTCGGCGGCGCGTTTCGCTGCGGCATCCGAGGCGCGGGTGACCCACGTCAAGACACCCTTCGCAGTTGCGGTAGACAACGCTGAAGCGGCTCGCACACATGCCTCCGAAGTCAGTCAGGCGCCCATTCGCATGGGCGAAAAGCTGGATGCGCAGGCAGCTGCGACGCCAAAGACCCCTGCGCCTGCTACGCACGCACCTGCGGTCGCCGCCCCCAAGTCCAACCTCCGCCGCAACCTCGGTATCGGCGCTGCTGCTGTCGCCATTCCGGCCCTGGCCTATACGGCGTATCGCCATTTCGCTGACAAGCCTGACTCAGAGAAGGCACACGAAGCTGGCAAGACTGCTATGCTCCGCACCCTGGGGTTCTGAACCATGGCCAAGACGTTCGCGCAGCACCTGATCAACTCGAC